TCTGTTTCAAAAATCAATGTATCTTCAGCTCTAAACACCTGAATGTTAGCAGTAACATAAATTCTACGAGAGTATTTATAGTTACTACCTGTACAACTATTCGTACTACTAAAGCTAATAGATAGCTCATTGGTAGATACGTTTCTATAAAACTGCCAAAAATTAACATCAGGATTATAAAAACGTATTTCATAAGGCGTTCCTACAGGAAATACCGCAGGAATGTTAAAGCTCAATATGATTTCAGTATCACTAACAACCGATACGGCATAAATAGTAGAAGTTACCCCTCCATATGAAAGTCTTACTTGAACGCCCGCTACAACTCCATCAGATATAAATGAAGCAGCGCTATCTATAAGTTTGTTTGGCGTAGCTAAACTTGTAATCGTTCCTGTTATTGGAGAATTTAAAGGATAATATAATCTAGGTACAAAAGTATTTATCTCTCCATCTCCTTTATCTATACCCGAATTAATTGTAAGAGCAATATTGTCTCCAACAAACCACTCATACATATTGGGATAATCTATAGATGATATATACGTTTTTGTCAAAGTATATCCCCTTTGCTCACATTGCTTTCTTCCTGCTCTATTCCAATCTACATACCATTCAATTCTACTACCCGCAGGTACTGTGTAATCAACAAAATCCCAAGTAGGATTCCCGGCATCTTCTCCTGCAATGTTCATTGGGTAAGATAAAATAGTACTATCTCCACCTGATGCCCATCTCTGTTTGTTTCCGGGAGCAATTAATGCGTTATCAGATTTTATTAAGTTTATGTTATTTGGACTAATCTTTATGTATAATCCCGCAGGGACATCGTAGAATATAGTCGGATCTTCCTCCGATGGTATTTCAAGAAATCCCTTTGGTTGAGAAACTTTATCTAATACAGTAACATAAGAACAATTTTGAGGAGGTCCTTGAGTATCTGCCTTTACAATAAGCGTATCTCCCTCTTCAACTTTTCTCATATTCTCTCCTTCTAAGAGAAGCCACGCCTCGTTTGCATTTGGATTTAAAAAGAAAAGATTGCTATATATTGTATCGTATTTTTCAGCATCAGGCTTAATTACAAACTTATATCTTTTAGCAAATTCAGGAGCTACTTGAGTAGGAGGTATAGTTATTTGAATACTATTTTTATTTTCTGCGTAAGCACAAGGAATATGAATGGAATTGTTTGGACTAACTAAAGCGGTTGTAGCTCTGTTAAATTCATCCATATACACAATACCTACTTCATATCCTCTATTGCTATGTAAACTTCCGGGATTACCAATTTTCTGATATGATGCGCTTGCAAATACCACTCTAAAGTATTCATAAGCCTTTTGTGTAGGAGCCGCTATATTGTCTACATAAACCATTGATGGGAATTGAAACCCTATCTGAGTATTTGATGGTTGAGTTATTATTAAAATAGGCTCTAATATGTTGTTTATTCCACTACCATATTTTATAAAAGAAGTAGGGGTAACACCTAAGTTATTTGGCAATGCGCAATTGAATGAATCTGTAAAAGTAACTCCACTACAAGATGTTTCTTGACCAACTACGGTTGTTGAAACCGGAAGTATATTTCCTATTGTTCCTATCGAGTTTCTAAATTCATCGCTCGTTGCTAAATCATAAGCAGAAGAATAGTCTCTAGTAAGCAAATAAGTTATAGATAAGTCCGTATTGTCAGTCACGGTATCAGGACTTGGAATATACCCCGACCATTGACTATGGGTTATTGTAACATCTAAAGATATGGCTGCTCCTTGAACTAAATCTATTCCATCTAAGTCGATTACTACAATAGAATCAGTTACACTAAATCCTATTGAAGTTGGGTCTATATTGTAGACTCCTGTAAATGTAGTATCAACTAAGTCTAAATTTCCAATCTCTTCTGTTACTAATGTTGATTGAAATTCAATCTTTGTTGGGTATCCATTTTTATCAATTAAATCATATCCTTCAATGTAATTTCCATACATTAATCTATTACCCATAATGGTTTGAGCTTTAGCTAATAACGGAACATTGTCATAAAGTCTTAAGATTTCAGCCTCATCTAATACTGTAAATATCTTACTGTTATTAAATGTAATTGAGTAAACCTGATTATCTGATAATCCTGACTCTGCTTTATCTATTTTTTGAATAATCTTAATTGTATTGTTATCTGATTGTTTGAACAATAAATCAATACCAACAACAAGAGGGCCTCCTGAGTTATAGCTAACAATTGTGGCATTACAGTAATTTGTCATTCCTTTATTCAACATACTACTGATGTCGAATTGAAATTGATTTGGGACAAAAGCGGGTGCCGACCATTGAGATGTCGCAGAATATTCGCCATCTGCATACTTATATCTGTATGCAAAGCATATAAATCTTGTTTCTAAATAATTCTCTTGACCACTTGTAACAATTGGCTGAATAGCGGGACTTTCTATAGGTGGTTTTTTTATAACAAGAATAGACTCTGCGCTAAATTGGTCAACATTTGCAATTGGATTTGCGTATCCTCTAGTTAGATTTATAAATCTAGGAGGATTGTAATCATCTGTAAAAAACAATAGGTCATCAATAATATTGATTCCTGTGATGAGATAAGACGGATTAAAATTAAGCGTTGTATATGTGCCTCCTCCGTCATCTATACTTATAACGTGATATACAAGGATGTTTGTATTTACATTGTAAGAAACTATTAAGTCAAGTTTTCCTGTGTCTCCTTCAGAGAAATCAGGATCGTGAACAAACCAATATATAGTCTCACTCGCACTATGCTCGACAGCTCCTATACATCTAGCCGATGTACTTAAAAGAGTTCCATCAGTATAAGACAGTGATGTTAGCGGAGAGTTTCCTTTTGTATTCTCAATAACTCCTACTTCAGAATTTTCAGTAGACCCCATTCTAATATTCATGGCATCCACATATTCGCTTTCAGGTAAAAGTCGTTGGTCAACAACTTTATTCATCCTTCCTGCGATAAAATTTCTTGTAAAATTTGCCATACTATTTGATTATCTTGTCCATTCCTCTTAAATTCATTAAGAGTCTTCCGGGATGAATATTGCTAATTCTTATTTTTGCGTTTCTCAAAAGAGCACTCTTGTCTTTTCTAGCTCTTGCAACTATATATTCTTGAACCCCAAATTTAGAGTTTAATATCTCATATTTTATAGCTGCATATATGTATTGTTCAAAAAATTTATTTACCGTAATTAATGAGTTATCTCCTCCTTCCATTCCGTCAGAGATGTATTCAAGAATACATAATTCTCCTGCCATACTAGAATCAAAGTTTATAACCCCTGCTTTCTTATCAATTCTAAATGTAGGATTGAAATTTGCAGTTTCAGTATTTAATCCAAAAGCAGTATTGATACCATAATCAAAATACCACATCCCTTCGAAATACCAACCTTCGGCTCCGTTAAACTGATTGTGTTGGTTTAAGTAAATACTTTTCTTCGTTTTCATCAATCTATCAAAGTCGATATCTGAATACTGAGGCTGAAGTATATTTCCGTTTTGGTCAAACAATATGTTCCCTTGATGGTCTTGCAAATAGGCATTAGAAGATAATGTCTGAATATTTTCAGTTAAAGGTCTTAACCATCCATCTTTGTATAATGATATACGAACCCAATTAACATAATCAGAAGGAAGAACAAATCTCAAAGAATCAGCAACGCTAAGTTCTAATACTTTAATTTCTTTAAACGCATCGTAATTAAGTTCTTGTATAGCTCTTTTTGCATGAAAAATTACCTTATATCGCTCCTCATTATTTACCAATGAATGGTTTCCTGAATACATCAATAAAAAATTATTGACTATATCCTCTAAGCTAACGTATTGATAAGAACCCCAATTTGCATCTTGAGGTGCATTACCATTATTCTCATAATATTGATACTGTGATAAATATGCCATTATTTTTTATTTTATTGTTGCATACTAAATGTAGGCTGTTCGTGTTGTTGTTGTGCCATACCAAACTGAGTAACCTCCATTTCTCTAATAGAGATACCACAATATTCAAGTATCTTGGTAACTAACTTGTAGCCATCTTCATACGGCAATTCAAAGTCCTGATAATCAGATTGAGTTTGGTCAAATACAGGCTCTCCACTAACCAAAGTAATGTAAGTCCATTTTGGCGTTTTAGGAAATCTAAAGTATACCGCTTCAACTTGACCTTTATAGTTTATAGTAGAGGGATAAATTTTTATCTTTTCTCCTTCTAATGTATATGAAGGATATACAACAGATGGTTTAGTTAATGAAGAACTATTTAACATTGTTATCTTACCTACACTAACTTTATCCGCTTCTGTTGAGTTTTGTGAATATATATTATATCCAATTCCTGATGCAGTAAATATGTCAGAAGATAATTGCAAAGTTTGATTCGAAAGAACACTTTCAACTATAGCAACAGCTTTTGTTGTTCCATTTACAACAATATCTCCAACCAATACACCATCTGTTATAAACGTGGCTGATGCATCTGCTAATATATTGGCAGATACACTTGTATTAGTTCCGTCTGTAACTAATTGAGTATGGCACAATAACTTAAGTATGTAGTAGGCATTATTTCCGACAGTAACTGTTGTTGGGACAGAAAAGGAGTTTCCTGAAATATGGCTTAAATAGTCTGTCTGTAAAAATGTTTCTAAAGTTTCAGCTAAAGGACTTTCAATATCTGCATAATCAGTTCCTGAGCTACGAAGATTTTCAGCATTTATAGTTTTATTATAGCTACTAAAGTATTCCTCAAATAACTCCATTTGCGCATTTGCTGCATATAGATTGAAATCCGATGGAGAAATATATCCATAATTATTTTTATTTACTATGGATAGTACTGCATTTCTAACTTCGTTTATCATTTTAAATCTTTTTACAAATATAATAAAAAAAGCACAGAATTATTTCTGTGCCTTTTAACTAAACATATATTAACCAATCTTACAAACTAGCAATATTTGCTTCTAGCATTTTTAAAGAATCAAGTCCTTCATCGCTAGATAAGAAATGACCGGCCACATCGTATGGATCTTCTCCAAAAGGAACTGAGGTCATTTTCTTTTTATTGGTAGGAGTATTAAACCATATCTCCTTATTGTTGTTTCTAAACGCTAATAAGTTCTCCTCAAAGAACAAACGTACTTTAGCTTGGAATTGTAGCTCAGGGTCGTTTAAAGTGGCTAAGAATCCTCTTGGGTCGTTTTTAGCGAATACTAATATATCTCTTTTTAATTCTGCTGTAGAAATAGTCGAAGGGTCTTTACCAAACATTACTCTTGTTAATGTTTCAATCTGCTCTAAAGATAATTTTCTAGCTTCAACTAAAGCATCGATTTCTAAATCTAAATCAGCAACTTCTTCGTGTGCTTCTTTTTCTTCATCCACTTCTACAAAGATTTTACCGTTCAACGGGTGGTAATGTAAAAATGATTGAAGCACAGGGTTTGTTCTTGGGACGCTTAAGAATCCATCCTCAAAAACAACAGGCTCTAAAATTGAGTTTCCATCTTGCTCGTCCTCAAAAGGAGATTTTTGGTTTACTGCATATCTTAATGCTCTGTTTTCTTTTTTCTCTTCGTCCCACCACATTAATGGAAAACGAGAGTGATTTCTTGAAGATAAAGTATAGGAAAGTGGATTTCCAATAGTTAATCTATATATTTTGTCTGTTGATTTAATTGTTGCCATTTTTATTATTATTTAATTTAATTTGATTTTTACTAAAAAAAATAGAGAGGGACACTAATGCCCCTCTCATATTTACTATGAATTAACCGTAACGGAATAATACAAAGTTGTTTGCACCCAAGGTACATACGCAACGCTCAGAAAGGAAGTTAACCTCCATTGCATCTAAGTCGCT